GTTCGGTTGCTCCATTCCGTGTAGCTAGGGCTGCTTGCCGTTGAGGGTGAGGAGTAACCACCCCCGCCTCCACCTCCTTCCGTAGCTGCCATTCCACCACCACCTCCTGCCGGCCCTGCAGCAAGTTTTGTCCGAACAAATGCGGCCAACGCCACAAGTGCTGCACCTGCGGCAATTGCTGCACCAGGATGTAATAACAATTTTCTAAATGCCAATGCACCAATGCCGGCGGCAATTAAACTTTTTCCTAAGCTATCCATAAAGGAAACCAGTTGCCCTGCCACGTTTTTAAATACATCCCCCACGTCAGCACCAGCAGCCAGGCTTCCTATCGCATCGGCAATCATTGAAGTGCCATTAACCGCTAGCTCTGTAATTGCATTACTTACGACCTCATTTATATCGGTTATCTTTTGCGCCAAAGCCTGCGCCTTCTCCATCGCAGCCCTGTTTACATTTTCCAGGCCTACGTTTAATTTTTCTGCAACGGGGCTAAGGTCGGGAAGTTTTATGCTCAATTTAGGTTCAATGCGAACAACCATGCTATTTTCAAGCTGCGATTTCATCACCCGCTGCATTTGCTCGTTTAGCTTGCGCTGCTCCTCTAGCTTTTTCCTATTTATCTCAACCTGCTTCCTTAGCTCCTCCTCTTTTATCTTCCTGGCTTCGGCTTCCTGCTTTGCGATGTTGATGTTAAATTCCCTGCTTAGCGCTAGTATATCCTCGTTAATTTTCTTGGTTTCCTCGAGTATTTTTGCCCGCTCCTTTTTTCCGCTTTGCTTTTCCTGCAGCTTTTGAAGCGCATCCCTTTGCTTTTCAAGAGCTGCTATTTCAGCCTGTATTTGCTTGTTTCGTTCTTTTCTAATTTCGGATTCATCAGCACCACTGGCCTGCATTATATCCATTTCATACTTATTGGCATCTATAAGCTTTCCAACAGCAAGCCTGTAACCATCAACCTCCTGCTGCGCCTGCTTAATTTCCTTGTTATGCGACGAAATGCTACGGACTAGCAACGCTATTCCAGCTCCAATCGCTGCGACTGCCGTTATTAATGCCATTGCGGGGAAGGCATTTACTGCTGCATTCCATAGCCTTTGTGCAACCGTTGCCGCTTTCTTGGCAGTGGTGGTAACATTTACTGCTCCTGCTTCTGCCGCATTAGCTGCGGTTGTGGAGTTAATTGTTAAGATTTCCTTTAACCTAAGCGCTATTTCCTTTGTCTTTTCCTTTAGAAAAATTCCTATGGCGTTTTGTTTTGTGAAGTCAGCTGCTGTTTGTGCGGCTTGGGCGATGGCAATTAGTGATACTGTTTTCTGCATCATCTCCTGCATTTTCTCCGTATCACTACCGAATAATCCCATCGCCCCTGACAGCCCTGCCATCATGGACGATGCTACCTGAATGCCCTGCGCCATCTTTTGAAATGGGTCGAGCGACAGCGAGTTAATACGGGCTTGGTAGTCGCCTATCCCGTCCTTTAGCTCGGCCATCCTGCTTTGGATGGCCTTAATCTCCTCAGGCGTTTTCCCGAATAGGCTGGTTTTTGAAAGCAGCTTGTACTCCTTTCGCATCTCGCCAATGGAGGTGTTGAAATCGCCAACCTGTTTAAAAGTTCGGCTAATTTCGGCTGAGGATTCGTTGAGCTTTTTTACCAGCTCATCGTTATTTGCCCCAATTTTTACGTTAATGCCGCCTATTGTGCTTCCTTCACCTGCCATATCCGTGCCAACTCGTTTACATCTATTTTTTCTAGTTTCCTTCTACCCGTATCACCAGGAAATTGGTAGTACTCCTCAACGCTATACGGCTTGTCAATGCTATCGATGTATGGCGAGAGGCTTAATTGCTGGTAGGCAATTATGCGTAACAGCTTAGCCTCTACCCCGTACACCCGTTGCTCATAGCCTGAAAGCCACGCCATAAATTCACCCCACGTGAAGCTTTCCGCTTCGTTAGGCATCATGCCAATTGTGCCAAGTAGGCGGTAGAACTCGCCTACCGTGAACTTTTTTTTTGCTCATCGCTTGCCTGCTCGCCTTCGCCTTCCCCTTCATTTCCCTTAACAATTATGCCAACAAGCGTGTTACCTATATTTTCCAATGCTTCACCCATGTAAGCGAAACCGTGCCGGTAAACCAGCTCGTCAATGTAGTCCTCATCAACCAGCTCCTGCCCGCACCTTTCTCGGTAGTAGTTTATTGACGTGATTAACCCGAGCTTAATTTTATCAATTGCATCAGGTGTCGGCTTTAGGTTAGAAAAGCACTGCATCAGCACCTCGTCAATGCTGTTGTCCCCACCGTAAACCTGGTTATACCTCCTGGTTAGCTCAACAATGTAACCCAGACCAACGGCGTACCGTTCGCCTTTAACCTCAACGTACCTTACATTTTTATTCTCCATAACGCTAAAATGTTAAGATACAGTTCCTTCGGTTTCCTCACCTGTAACCTGCAGGTCAATGCTGAATGTTATCACTCCGGCCATAGGCGCAGCCTGCGATAGCGATGTTATGATACCCTTACCGGTGTATTTTTTTTCTCCGGCCGTTACAGACCCGAAAATGTAGTCAACAGGCAATTTAGCCTTTGCGACGGCATAAACGTCTGTGTACGTTGGGTTTGTAGAATCGTTCGGGTCGATCTGACAATCCACCTTGTAGCTGTACGAATGATTTCCCGGTTCAAATGTTTTCGCACCACCAGTGCTAAGCTTAGTGGTGGTTTCAAAAGTGTCCACCTTTAAATCGTGAGTTGCGCTAACCTGCCCGGCTATTAACTTATCAGTTCCGCCGACTTTCAATTTAAGCAAGATTTTGCTTCCATTAATTTCTGCCATAATTCCTCCGTTTTTTTTAGTTATTAATAATTTAAATCACCGTGCTATAGGTTGGTTCACCGTTTCCGACAACCGATAGCGTTATAATACTAAGCCCTCCCATCGGGTGGCTTCTCGAAATTCCGTTTATTTTTGCGTTGAATGTAAAGTAAACATCCCCCACGTTTACGCCTCCCATGTACATGCTTAAATCAGTTCCATTTTTAAAGGCATCGTATAGCGTTAGCCACGTTGCATCATCGTACACTATGCTAACATTCACGTTATAGCTGATTTTTCCGGTAAGCACCTCGTTGAACCTACCCCCGCTAATTATCACGTTGACCATTTCGGCATCGAGCGACATAGTGCTATCCGTTTGCCCTGCAACCGTAGTGCCGTTAATTTTTAGCAGTACGTAACTCCCATCTAGCTTGCTTGCCATAACTACTTGACGTATAGTGTTAACCTAATGTACTTCGTAATAAATACCCCGCTATCACTGTACTCGACAACCTCATTAATTCTCGGCTCGCTAACTATGTACGCTTTCAGCCCGTCCATTTCGATTTCTTCGGCACTGTAAAGCAAAGAAAGCACGTCATTAACAACGTCGGAAAGCATAACATAGTTATCGGTTGTGGTGGTTACAGCTAACAGTGCGCTAACATCATAACCCGATGAGTTCTTGCTGCTGTTTGACGCCTGCTCAACCTGCTCGATAGTTACCCATGTATCACCAGCACTTTTACCTGCCGTAATAGTGTATACAGGAATAGTTTTCCCGCTGTAAACTACGCTACCGCTTAGCAGGCCATAAAAAGCCGCATACACGTTTTTGCCAACATCAACTACCATACGACTTTAGCTTTTCGAGCAGTTCTCCAATATGATTAAAATAGGCCGGGTAAAGGAATGGTTTTGCCTTACGCCTTAGAGCCTTACTGCCAAACTCCACAATTCCGGCATAATTTACATTAGTTCCAACTACGCCAGAAAGCGTTTTTTTGTCAACCTTTGACGTTATGCTAGCCCTAAGCCTTCCAGTTTTTACGGGGCATGACCGTTTAGCATCGGCCTCGATGGCATACGTTGTTGTAACAATTTCCTCGAATACAACTTCAGTCATCTCGTCGCCTTTTTCCGTCAGTTTTTTTACAAGGCTCTCGATTTCCCTAGTGTCAACCTGCACCTCAACCATTTAGCTTAAGTGTTAACGTTAGCTCGTTCCTTCCATTCCTGTTAATGCTTGCCACGATGTGGTCGCTGTAATTCCGATGAATAGCTTTACATCGTCCAGCGTTACCGACGTTAATGATTGCTCGTTGTCAATAGTTAGCCTATACATTTTTGCTCTTAGTTTTCCTGGTTTTGGTTAGCCGCTTTTCGGCTTCGGTGTTAACCTTGCTAACCACCGGCTGCTCATCCGATGTGGTTTTGGTAGGTTTTTCAACATAGAGCTCGGCATCACCCAGTGCTACCATTTGCTTGGCAACATCGGTGTCAAGGTCGTAAATGTTTCCAGCCCTAAACCACATCGTGTCTTTTACAATCTTTATCTTCATAGCTTTGTTTTTTTAAAAGTAAGGGTGAGCAGTTTACCCACCCTTACTAAATTACTCACTACGCATCGAATTTGCAACGTCAAACGTTATAAAGCCCCGGTTTTCAGGTAGTTTAATGCCCCTTATTTCGTATGTAATGCCAGCAATTTCAAACCTATCGGCCACCTCAAGCCCTTTTAACTCGGCTTCCCAGCCAGTTATGGTGTATGAGTTTAATGCCGAATAGGTTCCGCCAAGCTCCCGAGCAGTAGAAGCGTCTTGTGTTAGACCAACATAAACCTCTTTTAAAAGCGAGTAGGTGCGAACCATTGCGCCGATGTCGTTCTTTTCGTAGCTGCACTTGTAAATTTTAGCCCTGTATTTCAGCGTTCCTATCATAAAATAGGGATTCTAACGATTTCTAATGCTAGAGACCAGTCAGGTTGCACATCATTCCCGCTATTCCGACCAAATTTATTTGCAACAAGCTGGTAAATAAGCATGTCAACAGCAGCATTGTCAACCCTTTTAGTTGAGTAGGTAACGGTAAGCACGCTATCGTCGTCGCATTCAACAGTTAGCAGGCATCCGGTAAGCGAATAGCCACCTTCGGGGACTTCCACCCCATCAACCCTAACGCTTTCGATTTCATCTACCTCACCCACCAGCTCCACCATGCTGCCGGTGGTGGTAATTTTTACAATCTTTTGCGTGATGTAGTTATTCGTGTGCGCTTCGACCTCTTTTATAGAAGCCTCAACCATCTGCCTTAACAAGCCGTCCTCAGTTGTATCCGTTAAGCGGCAAAAGGTTTTGATGTCGCTCATGGCAAAGACGTTGAGGTTTTCGCTTAGCACTACTCGCTTATACATGACTTACTTTTTAGCTGTTGCTGCCTTTGTTTTGCGATGAACCTTAAGCTCCTTGGTTTCATAAACTTGCTTTTCTTCTTTTACTTTCTCTTCTTCTACCATTTCGGCAGATTGCTCAAGAATGAAAAGCCTTCCGACAGCCTCCTCTACCTTGTAGATTTCGCCTTTTCGGTAAATACCCCGATTTGTTAGCATTCTGACCTTCATTTCCTTAAAATTTATGGTTAGTGGTATTTCATTCCTTAAGTCCAACAGCCTTTCAGCTACTTCATTACTTACCAAATCCTCTAGTTTAAGGCTGGTGCCGTAAAAAGGGGGTTTGTTAAATTCGATGAACGCACCCCTAAATTTTGAAAGGTGGTTAAACCCATTAGTGCTAAGCGTTAAAACGTCAGGTATATACGAATAAATCTTAGCATTCTCGGCTTCCACGTATGAAAAAAGGTAATGGTCAACACCTTTAACTATCCCGTTATCCTTTACCTTTCTTATGATGTCGGCAGTAATAGCCATGCCATCGCCCGTTTTAAAAATTTCACCTCCAGAAACATCCAGCATTGCCAACTTTCCAGTATCTAAATTTATAAATATGCTCTTGTTTTCCTGCACCCAGCCGTATCCATTCTCGAAGCATTGCCTTGTTATTCGCAGCCTATCCTTTTGTGAATATACGTCTCCCGCTTGCAGCAGCATCCCTAGCGAGTTAACGCTCATAACCTCGGCTGCCTTAATCCATTTCTGCAACAGCCTTACATGCTCGTGATACCTGACGAATTTAACCTGCCGGCAGCCTGCCACCATCAGCCTATCCTTATAGAGTTCTAACAGCTCATCGCCGCACGAGCCTTCTACTTCCTCTAAAATAATAAGCTCCCAATCGCCCGCATCTACTTGATTGGCAAGACCTTCAAATGCAAGCCATGCTATGGGCTGCATCTGGTAAATGGGAAGAGCGACTGAGAGCTTATCTGGCACAGGACAGGAGTTTAGGTTGTTATTGTAAGAGCGGTTTTAGCAGTGGTGAAATCTCCGTAAACCACCGAACCATAGTCGTTTGCGCTAATAACAAGGGTACAGCGTTTGGTAATGTTTACGGTGATTAGCCGTTTTGTGAAGTCCCCGTCATTAGCACTGTTAGAAATGGTTATCTCGTAGGGCGTGCGAACGTGCAACTTAGCCTTGTTGCTATCAAGGACTAGGAATTTGCCGGCGGTAATCTGGTTGCTGACAATGGTGTTCAGCCCGCTGATGGTTCCGTCGAACCCCGGGTATAGCAGGATAGCATTGTCATTACCTGCTTTGGCGATTTTTAAGTTAACCAAATCGCTAGGGTTAATCACGATGGCGTTGGGATAGCCGTTATTACTCTGGGATAGCCCTATGGCAACTTCGATAACGTCCTTTTCATTAGGCTTGTAGGTTTTCTTGCCTCCAGCAGCCCAAGGCGTGGCAATAGTAGCAAGACCATTAAACTGCTCAGGATAGGTCGTTTCGTTCCCCGAAATCATTGCGGCATCCATCTTGATGGCAACCCTATTCATCAGCAGGTTTTGCAGCTGCATGATAAAGTTGTCGATGTCGTCCAGCATGTTCTTGCTAAATTTGGCGTATGCCGAAACATCCTTTACCTTGAAGATCTTCTCCCTCCACGACCAACTCATAAGTGCGCTTGAGTTGGATTCGTCGTGAAATACAGGAGCTCCCTGCTCATCATAAAGTTCGGTGATGGAAATGCTGTTGCCGGTCGCCGGGATTTCCTGAATTAATCCGGAAGCCCAAAGCCCGTTGCCAGCAGGGGCGAAAAAGTCTGGCAATTTTACTTTCCTAGGAACGTCTCCGGTTACCGATGTTCCGATGGTCATAGTTGCAGCAGCTTTCTGACGAATGTCCCCGCCTACCTCAAAGTTAACAGTCCTGCCGGCTTTCATATCGTCAAAACTAGACATCATCTTTTCCTTTAGCTGTTCGTCAAAAGATTTCTCTTCATTGGCGATTTTTCCGGCTTTTACTTCTTTTACCTCGATTAGCAGGTTATCAACTTGCTTTTGCAGGTCAACAACGTTAACGCTTCCAACCTTTTCCGTAAGCGTTGCCATCTTTTCGGTTATCTTAGCCTCGACGTCAGCAGCTGAAGCCATGCCCTCCTTAGCACTTTTAACCATTCCGTCAATTTCACCCATCAATGTAGTGGCAAATTTCTCGGTGGCTTCGTCGAGCTTAAGCTCTTTTATCTTGTCAATGTTCATGCTTTAAAAAGTTTTGTTAGTTCAACAAAGTTTATTTTTCCAGCCTCCTTTTTGTTCTCGGAGTTTTTAGGTGGCTCTACAACACTAGAAGTGGCTTCTTTAGCCGGCTCCCAATTTGAGAGTACCCAGTTCAACTGCTCCTTTAGTATAAGTAGCTGGTAGTTAAGATTCTCATAGGTTTCATCGCTGTATAAAGTCCTGCCAGTTAACGCTTTAATTATAATGCCAATACGCTCACTAATGTTGGCTTTCAGGCTCATGGCCTCGTCAAGTGATTTTATAACAGGAGTATATTGATTTGCACCCCATTTGTCGAGTGATGAGCCTTCCCAAAGCCTTACTTCTTTTATATTTCTAATTATCTTGCCGTCAATTACATCATCTGAAACCTCAATTTCCTGATAGCCTACCGAATGCTCTGTAATGATGCCGTCGTTATACATACTAAGAACATCATTGCCGAGTGTGTGTGTGCCTATTTTACTGATAAAGTGAAGCCCGTAGTTATCTTCTTCAAGCAGCTGTAGAACCCCTACCGTGCTGGTGTGGTTAAATAGGTGTTTTATTCGTTTAGTCCCATTAACGCCGTTTTCCATGATAGATTTAGCAAATGCCCCTTTAACTATTCTATCCCCGTCGCTATCCACAATGTTGAAGCTGCTAAAATAGCCCTCAACTATTCGCTTCCTCATGTCGAGCTCTTTTAAAACAAGCTCTGAATTTTTAAATATAACGCCTTCCATTTCGCAAATGTATTAGTTTAAAGTTCAAAAGTCAGATTTTGTTGGTAACTCGATAATTTACGCCTGTAAACTAGTGTACAGCGGCAATTTATTATATTGCTACCGCTGCCATTCGTATCGCCAGGGTGCTGCATATTTTCGTATTCACCCGTAAATACCTCCCCGTCGAATATCGGGACGCTGAACATGGCGTTTAAATCAACAAATACACCGTTCATTTTTTTATGGCTATTTCTAACATTTTCCCTTCTGGCAGTTAACCAGCCTTTTTCGAGGCTTAAACCGGTTTGCATCGCTCCGTTTAACGAGCCGGCGTTGCTGGCCCCGAGCGTTTCTGTTCTTGCGATACGGATTGAGCGGTAACCATTTTCAAAGTTGAGGCTGCTGCTGATACTAGCCGCTATCTTATTGATAGCTTTACCTTCCTCAAGCCCTAGCGTTACTTCCCTCCTTACTATTTCCCTAAACCTTTTATCCGTCGTTCCGGTTATCCATTTAATTTTTTTGCCGCAATTCTGCACTACATAGTCCCGCATTCGTGCCATATAAAGCTTATCCTCATCGCTTAGCGACTTTTTGCTTCCCCTTATAGCCTTTATGGTGTTGTTCATGTAGTATGAGCCTATCTTGGTGTAGGCAAGCATGATGGCATCTTCAACAGGCTTGTCGTCAAGATGAACATTAATGCTAAGCAGTTCATTGGTGCTGCCAGCCCTTTTAACTTCGGCGACTAAAGGAGATAGTTGTACCTTTAACGCCCTTCTAAATATAGGGATAAACGAATTTACGTAGTAGTTATAACGGCTGTCGCTCATTACATTTCATCTACATTATCGTTCATATCCGGATTTAAAGGCTCTGAACTAAACTGGCTGGCGGGCATTACGCCCATCGGTATAAGCACCTCGTTTAAAATAGGCAAATCTATTTCATTCAGGAACGTTTTCGCCCGCTTTTCGTTTATTGTTAGCCATCCCATTGTGTTTAGCGTTGTTGCCAGCTTATCAAGGTCGTCCTGCAGCTCTATAAACGCCAGCAAATCGTAGTCAATGAAGCCCCTATCACCTTCCGGCAAAAAGAACCTGTTAAACCCGCTCTTCAGCTTCTCCATCATCGGCAGCGAGGCATCTGTTACAAGGGCTTTCCTAGCCTCCTTCATGTTGTTGTACGTAGTTGCTTCCGTGTCTCCCATAAGCATAGAGGGAACTTGATATATACGACAAAGGTCTCGCAAATTCATTTTTTGACCCTCGATTATCTGCATGTCAACAGGAGAAAGCCCGATGGGTATCCATTTCAACGCCTTGCCAACAACCATTGCATCGCCAAAATTCTCAGGGGCTTGTTTTTCCCTCCATTTATCCACCACCTTTTGAGCTTGTTCTTCAGTCATCGCCTCGTTGCCTTCCGGTGTTAGCAACCCTTTCGCTCCAGAATTTCGGTAACTATTTATTTGGGCCGAAATAGCCGAATTTGACAGGTTAATTAGATCAGCAGCCGCCATGATAGGGCTTAGCCCATATAGCCAGCTACCCTGATAGTTAAAGCTAGGGTTAAAGGTCTTAACGTGCATCATGTTCTCGGGAGGGATAACGCCGGACGGGTCGAAGCCGTCAAATATGTAGCCGCCAACAGGGTTCAGGTAGTTATTGAATTTAATTGTTACCAAGTTCGCCGGGGCTGTATGCAGGGAAATCAAAGCCCCCTGTGTGCCGTTGCGACGTATGCCATATAGATAGGCGTTACCTGTAATTTCGTAATACATAATAAGCTGCTGAATGATGTCGTCGAACGTCTCATTTTTGTTTGGCTTGTCAATCAGCATGTTAATGTCGCTGGTGTAGTCAGGTTCAAACTGCGTTTGCTTAATATAAATAGCGTCGTCAATAGCCTTGTTTATAATAGCCCTGTTATATCGGGCTTTCGAGCCTGTTCTTTTTTCAACGTAGTAAGTCCAGGGCACTCCGGCGCATGAGGCGGCTATCCTATTTACGATAGAGTAAACGATATGGTTGTAGAGGTAGCCCTTTTCAATGGTATCCGTGAGGCTAGCAATCTTTTGCAGCGGCATTCCGCTAGCCACCATGCTCAGCAGCGTGCGGAACATTTGGTTTGCCTCTTCTACGTTTACATTTGTTGCGTGTCTGGCAGCTTTAGTCTTTTCTATATTCAATCCAAAAATTTTCATACGGCATAAAATTTATGACGTGATTGGTGCTTTACATACATGAAGCCATAACGGGCGGCATCTATGGCATGGTTGAACTTGTCAATAGCCAACTTGCCCCGCTCGTCAAGCCATACGTAGGTCTTTAACTCATTCATTAAATTCGTGGAATTTTCGGTAACGATAATCATGTAGTCCTGCATCGTAAGCAGCCCAGTGCTTATAACGCCCGAACCATCTGCGGATACAGCCGGCACAATGTTGTTTCCGAGTGCCTTTAGCTCATCAATTAAGCGGGGATTGCTTCTATCTGCCACTATTAGTCTATTCCCTGCATATTGACGGTTTAATTCAAAAAGGCTATTGGTTGTAAGCCCGTTCTTGTAAAAGCATTCGTCTAAATAAATTATTTTTTTCCCCTCGTCAACCGCTATCTTTACTAGTGTTGAAGGGTCGCTGGCAAATCCAAAGTCTTGCCCGAAAATAAAGTCTAAACTGGTATCAAATTCGCCAATGTCCCAGTTATCGAAAACAACACCCTCCAGCTTCCCGACCTCCCCATCAACAAACACCCTCTTGAAGTTGGCGTTGCGCTTGCCAGCCTC